AGTGTCAATCAGGCTAAATGAGAACGTACCATTTCCATTGATGGTCGTTGAACCCACCAAAAACTCACCCTGATTCAACTCCACCATTCCGGCAACAAGATTTATGTAGACGCGACTACCCGATGCAAATACCGTGCTGGTCGCCGCCACAGTAACCACGCATGGGTTAGCCTTCGTGATGTCGGTTATGGATTGACCCAGAGCAGAATATCCCGTAGATACCACGTCCAGAGTCCCTCGGTAAGGTGGCTCGTTTGTCTGCTGTCCCGGAAGTGAAGTGCTGTACGTCCACGAGTTCGCTCCCTGACGCTCAATGACGGCCGGCGGGTAGTTGGCATGAAATACCCACAAAACATCTGCGCTCTGAGTAGAGCAATCCAGAGCAAATAAATCTGCTTCCGCATACGGAGTCGTCAACTCAATAGGCGGTTGAGTGCTGGCATCATAGACTTCCCAATAGCTCGAATTTATTGTGCCGTCATACAGATATGGGAATTCGCTTGCCGTGTTTGTTGTGAGACACTGCACTACGGTTGATTGTGTTCCAGCCACTTGCAGATTGAATCCAGGCGCAATGGTAGGCGCGGTGATCCACGGTGTTAAGTAGTAAATCGGGTCAGGCGTGACCGTCCAGTTCCCCAAATAAACCGAACCATTTATGGTTCCCAAAGCTCGAATGGCAGTCTGTATTGCAGAAGCAGAGTTTTTTGATCCAGTCAGATTTGCTAAAGCTATGTTTATTCCCTGATTTGGTGCGCTGCCCGTCAGGGTTACGCTTAGGGAATCTGTGGAGTTTGTGGTGAATGTAATCGGTATGGGGTTTCCCAGACTCTGCTGGTAAGCCGCAGCAATTGTAAGGACTCCCAAAGATGGGTTGGGTAAATATGTGCCGGAGGAATAGAACAATGCCGCGACGTAAGGACCAACCAATGCCACCGTTCCCGGAGCGTATGAAGTTGCTGGGTTGTAGTTCAGTCCCGCAGAGGGAGTTTGTAGTGCAAGACCCAGCGACCACGTTCCCTGCGTAGCACCTTCCCAGATACGAACCACTCCGTCAGAAAACTCAAGGATTGCTCCCTGTGCAATAGAAAATTGAAACCTTACCAGACGACTCTTTCCGCTGGATGCGGTCTGCATCGTCTCGCTCGATACCGTCAACTGATTGCTCAGGATGTACGTTCCCACCCCGCCAGTTCCCGTTAGTGCGGAAGTAATGGTAGTTCCTGATGTAATTCCATTCCCGTTAAGCGTCTGTCCGGTCTGAATGTACCCGTAATTGACCGATGTTACCGTCAAAACTCCTTCGTTTGTGGGAGTTCCCGGAGTCAATGACGTAACATACCAGTTCAGCATGTTGTTGGTTGCCGTCAGCGGCGTGCTTCCAACCGCATCCGCATAAGCATACGAGAGTATCCGTGCCTGAATGGAGGATATGTTTGTTATTCCAGTAACAGGGATTACTAGTTGGGTACTGGCAAATGTTCCGGTAAATGTCTGCGCCAGCAACCAAGTCGTTCCACCATCAATGCTGTACAAAACCTCACAATACGCGGTTCCAGAGACAGAGTTAGGGTTGATTGTCCCGCTCACCGTTACATAAATATTTGCGTTAGAAACCGCGCAAGAGGGTATTCCTGAAAAAGTCAACTGCTCAGTATAAGGAGTGTCAGGCGGGAGCGTAGACGAAGCTGTGACGCTTCCAGTGGTGATTGTAGGAGTGTATGTTTGCTCAACCGGAGGACCAACGATAGATTCGATGGAAATTGAGCCAGTGAACATTGATCCGCCGAACGCTGTTGTTCCGGCAAAGTAAGTTCCAGGCATCTTTTTTGCCCCGCCTTCCACCAAAGGCAGGCAGTTTTCCATCGTCAGGCAGGCTGAGTTGTATTTGCTTATGTCCTCGCGGAAGGATACAAGCTGACTTACCTCTCCGGCGTTCAGGCTATTGCGTACTGGATAGGTCTTGGCCATTACCTGTAGCCACCCCAAACGTCAGCGCGACGACCGGCACGCACCCATGAATCACTGCCATCTTCGTCTTTGCAGGTATCCATTGTTTCGTTCTGGGCTTCAGCCGAATTCAGTGATTCCTTATACTTCTCTTCCATCAATTGAAATTTTCCCTTGTCTTCAGTAATTCCTATAGAAAGTTCCATTGCTAGACGATAAGCAAGACAATTCACAAATCCGGGCATCAATTGCGTGTAATCCGTGATGAGTTGGATGTAGGTAATAGCAACTGGATTCTGCCATCCACCGTAGTTTGTTAGGGCGTATCTTCCAGTCGGGAATGGGTCAGGGTAGGGAATGGGCTGCTGACCCTGCTCAACTAGCCATCCCGCGGTCAGCGTCTCTACCTTGTAATCCCATCCAAAAGGCCAGAACGGAGGGTCTTGGTTGCTGTACCAGCCGCTTCCCTCAGGCCCCCACAGCCACATGTCGTTTCTGTCGTTCTGCCGACGACGAGGCCGTACAAACCTCAAGAAGTCTTGAGGCAATGCCCATGCAAATCTGTATGTGTAAAGAGGAGTGACAGGGCTGAGTTGGAGTTGCTGTCGGGTCTTGGCAAACTTCCAGTCCCGCTCGGACATAACTTCTTGGAATATCGCGTCCCAAATCGACAAAACTTTTACAGCATTTGGGCTGTTTTCGTTGATATCAACGATTTGTCCACGCGCACCGATACGTCCGAGGGCGAGATTGCTAATACTGGCCTGACTGTAATTCAATCTGCCCCCTACGCCGGGACAGCAGTCTCGGCTTCACTTTCGGTTTCTCCCGATTGATCCTCAAACGGGTGTGATTTCTCATTGTGAAGACGAAGACCATACTCAGACTTGCACAACCTGCCGCATGTCTGGCAGGTGAGATGGCTCAAATCAATCTTTTCTTCTTCTTCATCTTCTTCCGCAGCAATCACATTGTCGTCTTTGTGTGCGCTTCGTGTGTGACTTCCCAAATCCGAAAGAGTCTTGAATGGCTTGAGGTTCTCGCATCCAGGCTTCTTGCACGAGTAATCGTGCGGAGTTTCGTTTGGGTTGGCGTTGCGGTCAAACTCAAACACATACGTCGAACCCAACTTCAATGAGGCCAATGGCCCGTTCCGGTCAATCTCATAGAGACCTCCCGGTAACGGACCACCACCAGGAACGTACTGGAAAGCATTTACACTGTCCCAGCATGTCGTGACGCATTTGGCCTTCACCTTCATTATTGCTCGCCTCCGGTCTTCGGTCCATACCACGAGACAATTGTGCCTGCGGTCGGGCCGGTTCCGGTCAGAGCCGCGTAGAAGCGCAGGAACTCCAACACCGAAGCACCTGATACGGGAATGAAGTAGTGCGCGCCGGCAACCTGAAGCTGCGCCAAAGTCAAGGTACGAGCAGCAATCGGGTTCGGAGACGAGCTATACACTGCACCGCTTGTCGAGGAAGTGCAGACCTGGAAATTGATGCTTGTAAGCAGGTTGAACTCTCCGGTAACGACGATGTGAATTCCGTTCACCACACCACCCTCACCCACAACCTCAGGCGGGAAGGTGTATCCCTTTTCGGTCAGTGACGGGAATTGCGTCAAATACGGATACGAAGCACCGCTGTTTGGCACACCAAAGTCGATTTCCAGATTGCTGTACTGGCTTCCAGAGTAGCAAAGAGTATCGCCCGGAGTGTTCGGGCTGAAAGTCAATGCTGTGCTGCTGGAAACAGTCTGAGAGTTGTTTACCGTGTACGTTCCGGTCTGTCCTGTACCCGAACCGTAAGCGGTAATGATGGTGTTCGCGGAAACGCCCGTACCGTTCACCACTGCACCGATATTGATTTGGCCGGTGGTCATGGTGGTAACAGTCAGTGTCGTTCCTGAAATTGCACAGGACGACGCGGCGTTTGCAGTCGAGGTTACCGGCCCATAGGCGGTGCTGCCGGAACCATGAAGATACGGTAGTGCATCGGTAACTGGCATGGCGACCTCCTTCTAGGTCAGTACAGTTTCGGTCGAGAGAAGTTTCTCTGCGACGTAGATGGGGATGTTCTGGAATCGCGTAACGGCCTTGCCGAACACGTCCATCGTGCCGTCAGACGGCGGCGTGAAGTAGGTGTTGATCTTCTGGCTCACGGCGCGAATGTCAATCTGCGTCTTGAGTGCTCGGTTGACCAGAATAATCGTACCAGAAGACTCACCAGCACGCGGCAGCCAGTTCTTCGCTTCAATGAAAATGTTTTCATCAAAGTTGTTCGAGGAAAGTGCTGTCGGGTTGATGTTGCAAATGCGCTGCACGCAGCGTTCATCCGCAATCTGGATGCCCATGTACCAACGAAGCATCGTGCGGAGAACCTGATACATGTAGTTCGCACTCACAGCACCGTTTGCGCTGGAGATTTCCTTCGTGATTTCACCTAGGTCACGGACATTGAGGCCGGCCGGAGTGTTAGGCGGGTAAATGCCATACACCGAATCATCACCGAATTCAATCATCCATGCGGAACAAACATTGCCAGTGGACGCGCCACCGTTCCACACGTTCGGCTGCCAGCTTGTGTCGCCGTTCGGATATGACTCAAGGTTGTTGAATCGAGTCGCAAGTCCGTTGAAGCCGCCCGGATTGGTAGCCAAGTTGCCATAGAACAACTGTGACTCCATCAACTGAAAAAGACCTTCGATGTGGTTCATGTCTTGGTCGGCACGCCACATGTTCGGGTCATTCTGGATTTCCCAGAGGTCCTTGTCCACTTCCGAGTAATCCTCGAAAAGTGCAATCGGGTCGTTGATGGGAGTGTTCTTCGAAACGGTAGGCTTGATGCCCTCGTTGAAACGCCGCGTGGACGCAACCGGCAAAGAGTCGGTGCGGACAGCGATGTTAGACAGGACATTGTTGCTCGGTTTGAGCGGAAGCATCTTGACCAGCGGTGTCATGCGGTCAAGGACTCGCTTGGGCATAACAAACTGCGCCCCTGCGTCACTGGACGAATAATTCGCCAGAACGTCCGTTAGTGTTGAGTAGCCTAACTGCGATACGTCAGTGGCCATAATGATTCTCCTTTAGAATCACTTTTTCGGGGGTGCGGGACTCTTGTCGTACTTGATGAACGAAGATTCCTTCGCTCCTGTACGAGAGGCCGATCCCTGAGGTGAACGGTCTTCTCCGGTCAATTCGGCAAACTTGACAAGCAGCTTAATCGTAGAGCTACGGGTCTTTTCCGTACCTGCATCGAAGTCGCTGTCAAATTCTTTGCCGAGATGGTTCCGGTAAAGACGCTTCGCCAGTTCCACGTTGGTATCAAACTTGTCGCCCCACTCGCTTTTCAAATCAGCGGTTGCCTGAGAAATTTCATTTTGAATCTTGGCGTTGTGAGCCTCGACCATCTTCTGCACCGTGCCGTTCCACTTCTGACTCAGTGCCTTTGCCTGTGATTTGGTCAGGCCAAGAGAATGAAATTCCTGTTTCCACTGGTTCGTCCACTCAGGAGCGTTCTTGTCTTCTCCATCAAACTCGTATTCACTGGGTTCTTTTGGTCGTCCCAAAGCCTCGTAATACTGACCGCGCTCCTCATCCGTAGCATCGTCCGGCAGTTTGGGTACGGAGTTGCCCAGCTTCTTCTCTGCTTCCGAGTACTTCTGGCTCGTCTCAAGATACGTCTTGGCAAATTCGCCAACAGTCTTGAACGGTACAAAAGCCTCGTTCGTTTTGAGGTCGTCAGGCAATCCAGCACGCCATCCCAAAGAAGGCTGCTGCGTTTCGGTTGTTGCAATCGTATTTCCATCGACTTCAGGCATTGATTCCTATTCGTTTCAAAGTAAACATTTACTATTGTTGAAAGTCAACTACTTCTTCGGAGGTGCAGGGCTTCCGACTTTTCCACCAGATGCGGGCATTTATTCCTCCTACGAGGTTGCCGTTGAGAACGGTGTGGTCGGGGTAGTGCCGGCCTGATACACTCCGTTGCACTGCCATACGCCTGTGGCGATGTCCTGAAGATCAAAGTGGTCGCCGATGAATCCGCCGCTGGGCTGTGTTCCAGTGAACGGCATCTGAATGGAGTGGTTGGAAGATGCGGTGGATGTAAAGACTTTTGCTGTTCCGCTGTTCTCGCCAATCGCACTTCCCTGAATGAAATCGCTCGAACTTGCCGCGAGAATTGCGTCCTTGTTCGATGTGGTAGTCACGCTGACCACAAAGTTGAACTTGTTTCCCGTTCCAGTTGCCGCCGGAAGGGTAACCACAGAACCCGCCGCTTGGTTGAGAAGAATCGTTGCGCCAGCGTTTGCCGCGGTCAGGGTCAAAGTCGCACCCGCTGCCACAGGAGCAGGGGAAATCGGTCCATTTACGCTGATATCCGGTGTCAGACGAGCCACGTTTGCGGACTCGATAACGAACATTGCTCGAGTTCCGTTTGCTGGTCCGGTGATTGCGCTCTGTCCAGTGACTTCAAGATTGAGTGCCTGACCTGAATTGTTGTAGACCGAAAAAACAAATCCAGGGAAGGCCGCCGGCCATACCAAAGTCGTTGCTCCGCTTCCGGCGTTGGTCACAACCAATTCAGTTGCCAGTGTCTGTGTCGGCAAAAGGTTTACAGTGTTGGTGCTTCCTGAACCACCGACATTGATGTTTGCCTGATTGATTACAGCAAGAGTCGCCGGTGCTTGTTCCTGAGGAACCCTGAGTCCCGTAGAAGGACTACCCGGCCAACGAACATTATCGTAATTCGGGGCTGAACCTGCCATGTCATTCTCCTTGTTGAATCATTCCATACTGCTTGTAAACCGTGTCTAACGCTCCGGCCATGCGAGCAATGACAATGGCAGCGTTGTACTCTGCAACAGCAACTACGTCTGCCGGATTTAGTGTCTCGCCAAAATGCCCAAGAGTCAAGATATCTCCGAGAACAATTTTCCCCTCGGCCGTACCAAACACATTTTTGTACCTTTGCTGCATCTCTCTTGCTAGACGTTCTGGGCTTTTAGCTTCCGGCATTATCGTCTCCCATCAGCTTCTGCAAGATGCTTCCAGACTCAGGGGATTTCGCCAGATTTGCCGCTGCTTTCGCCATTTTCGGTATGGTTTCCGACTGACGCTCCTGTGCGGCCATAACATTTCTTTGCTGGCGTATCGCCGTTACCTGACGCTCATCACGCAGGCATGAAGCAGGGAAACTCACCGAGTCAAGAATCTCTTTTGCCGTCTGGTCGTAATCCACAATGTCTACGGACGTGGGATTCATTTGTGCCACCTGTCCCAGCATTTGCAATCCAGACTGTATCGAACGAACCTTAGTCAATCGAGTTTGAGCCTGCGCCAGTGGTCCAAGATACTGAACCATGACTCCACCGTGAGGCATATTGAGAAGCATGTCGGGCGGATCGGGTATTCTACCGGCTGCGGCTTC